TATTGGATCCGCTGGTCAAGCGCTGCTTTCAAACGGAAGCGCAGTATATTGGGGAGCTGGTGCTGGATTCACCGGTTCAAAAGGCGACAAGGGTGATCCAGGATCATTTGGTGGCGCTGCATTCGATTATACATTCAGTACAGATGTTACATTATCAGACCCTGGCGATGGGTATCTGAAATTTAATAATACCAACCTGGCCAGTGCCACAACTCTTATCATCAATGACGTAGATGATACTACGGCCCCTATTTACAATTATCTGCAGACAATTGACGATTCGACATCTGCAATTAAGGGTCACTTCACGGTTACAGAGAAGGGCAATACAGCTAACTTCTCACAGTTTTCAATCGTCGGTTCTCATATCTATTCTGGAAATAGTTTTCAAGTTCCAGTAGCTTATCTGGCCGGTTCTACATCATTAGCAAATAACCTTGATATCATTATCACGTTTGCAAGAACTGGTGACCGCGGTGATACTGGATTTACTGGATCATCAGGTTTTACCGGGTCGCAAGGATCAATCGGTTTTACAGGATCACGTGGTGCAACTGGTTTCACAGGTAGCCAAGGTTTCACTGGCAGCCAAGGCAATATTGGTTTCACTGGTTCAAAAGGTGATATTGGATTCACCGGATCATCTGGCTTCACAGGTTCCGCGTCGGTTGTTCCAGGTCCAATTGGTTATACTGGTAGCCAAGGTTTTACTGGTAGCCAGGGCGCTACAGGTCCAACAGGACCACAGGGTGCACAAGGTGTTACAGGTTTTACCGGAAGTTTAGGATTTACCGGTTCCCAAGGCGCAGGATTTACCGGAAGCCAAGGCGCAACTGGTCCACAAGGGCCAATTGGTTTTACTGGATCTGCTGGTTTTACAGGTAGCCAAGGTGCACAGGGCCCGATCGGCTTTACAGGCTCAAAGGGAGATGGCGGGCCGCAGGGTGTTACCGGGTTTACTGGGTCTGCTGGCTTTACAGGTAGCCAAGGTGCTCAAGGTCCAACTGGTTTCACAGGTTCTCAGGGCGCCCAGGGTGCAACCGGATTTACCGGATCTCAAGGCGCTCAAGGTACAACCGGCTTTACTGGATCTAAAGGTGATATTGGATCGACAGGTCCTACAGGACCTCAAGGTACTACAGGCTTTACTGGATCACAAGGAGCTCAGGGCCCCCAAGGTGCAATCGGATTTACTGGATCGCGTGGCGACGTAGGTTTCACCGGATCGCAAGGTGCTACCGGTGCACAAGGCCCAATTGGTTTTACTGGATCCCAAGGATCTATAGGGTTTACTGGTTCCCGCGGGAATGTAGGATTTACAGGATCACAAGGCGCAACTGGGTTTACAGGTAGCCAGGGTGCTCAAGGAACGCAGGGTGTAACTGGTTTCACAGGTTCTCAAGGCGCCCAGGGTACAACCGGCTTTACTGGATCATTGGGTGCTCAAGGTCCAATTGGTTTTACAGGTTCTCAGGGCGCACAGGGTGCAATCGGTTTCACTGGTAGCCAAGGCACAACTGGATTTACTGGATCCAGAGGCGCAGATGGCAATTTCGGCGGCGCTACCTTTGATTATACATTTGATACAACTACTACTGCTTCTGATCCTGGTGCCGGCCGTATAAGATTTAATAATGCTAATGTCACATTAGCCACGGCAATGTATATTGACGCGTCAAATGATGGCGCAACAGATATTACATCATTCTTAAATACCATTGATGACTCTACGAGTACAATTAAAGGTCACTTTAGAGTTTCGAACCGATTAGATGCATCGGATTTTGCTCTGTATACTATTTCTAGTATTACTAATAATACTGGTCAGGGTGCAACAGGGCCACAAGGAACAACAGGTTTTACTGGTAGTGCCGGTTTTACCGGATCTCTTGGTTTTACAGGATCTATTGGTTTTACCGGGAGCATTGGTTTCACTGGTTCAAGAAGCAATTCTTATATTGGTAATACCGCACCATCTTCACCTGCTGCTGGCGATACCTGGTGGAATTCCGATACCGGCAGATTGTATGTTTACTATAACGATGGCAACTCTGTCCAATGGGTACAGGAATCTGCCAGAGGTCCTGAAGGGTATACTGGTAGCCAAGGATCAACCGGCTTCACGGGATCTGTCGGTGCACAAGGACCAATTGGTTTTACTGGTTCTATTGGTGCCCAAGGTCCGCAGGGGCTTATTGGCTTCACAGGTAGCCAAGGCGCAGGAGGACCGCAGGGGCCAATTGGGTTTACAGGATCTCAGGGTACTACCGGGCCGACCGGTCCACAAGGTCCAACTGGATTTACTGGATCACAAGGTGCAACTGGTCCTCAAGGTCCAATAGGATTCACCGGTTCCCAAGGTGCCCAGGGCACGACAGGTTTTACGGGATCAACCGGTTCTCAGGGCCCTATCGGGTTTACCGGTTCACGGGGCACTACTGGGTTTACAGGATCTATTGGCGCACAAGGGCCAATAGGTTTTACAGGTTCTCAAGGTGCTCAGGGTACAACCGGCTTTACAGGCAGCCAAGGTGCTCAAGGCACTACCGGGTTTACTGGTTCGATTGGTTTTACAGGATCTCGCGGCTTTACCGGATCACGTGGCAGTTCATATGTTGGAAATACTGCCCCGGTATCACCGGCCGATGGTGATACCTGGTGGAACTCAGATACTGGCCGTCTCTACGTTTACTATAACGATGGTAACACGGTTCAATGGGTTCAAGAATCAGCTAGAGGTCCAGAAGGATATACTGGATCACAGGGTTCGACTGGATTTGCCGGCAGCCAGGGAACAACTGGATTTACTGGCTCTCAGGGTGCAACAGGACCGACAGGGCCGACTGGACCACAGGGTGTTATCGGATTTACAGGTTCTCAAGGTGCTCAAGGACCACAAGGACCAATTGGATTTACTGGTAGCCAGGGTGCAACAGGACCGACAGGGCCAACAGGACCACAAGGTCCAACTGGATTTACTGGATCTCAAGGTGCTACCGGGCTTATCGGATTTACAGGTTCTCAAGGTGCTCAAGGACCACAAGGACCAATTGGATTTACTGGTAGTCAGGGGGCAACAGGGCCCGCAGGTCCTCAAGGAACAACTGGATTTACAGGGTCAACTGGTTCTCAAGGACCGATCGGATTTACCGGATCGCGTGGTTTTACTGGCTCGCGCGGCAATTCATACGTTGGAAATACAGCGCCGTCTTCCCCGGCTGACGGTGATACTTGGTGGAATTCCGATACCGGTAGGTTATATGTTTACTATAACGATGGTAACACGGTTCAATGGGTTCAAGAATCAGCTAGAGGTCCTGAAGGGTATACTGGTAGCCAAGGATCAACCGGTTTCACGGGATCTGTTGGTGTACAAGGACCAATTGGTTTTACTGGATCGTGGGGTGGGACCGCCTTAGCAAACGTTAATATGAATAACTTTAGTATTAATAATGCTAATGTTATTAGCGCTGTCAATATTACAGCATCTAGCAATCTTACAGTTTCTGGTATTACAACTTTTAACTCGAATGTCAATTTAAGTGCTGCTGATCATCTTATTCTTTCTACTACATCATCTATTGTTGCCAACGGTTCATTTGGCAATTCGGGCTTTGTACTTACATCAAATGGTTCGGGATCTGTTTATTGGAGTGAAAAAGGGGTTAATTATACATTATCATCTACAGCTCCTTCATCGCCAGAAGCAGGGGATATTTGGGTTGATAGTGATGATGGTACCCGCTATGAATATCTAGTTGATGTAGATGGCGGTCAGTGGGTTGATTTTACAACCGATTCAGCCGGCACCCCCGTGTTTGTACAAAATGCAGCACCGACAATTTCTAATACCCCGTATTTGTGGGTTCAAACGGGGTTAGGCATGTCAGGTACAGATTTTACTTTTTGGATAGAGGACGGTCAATAATATGGCACTCGTTAACGCTTTTGGTAATTTAGCATTAGATTCTACTGTCTCAGCGATTAATACAACACTGCAGACTAATTCAATTAGTGTGTCTCCAAATAACATCACCACAAAGTTTAGGGAGGCATTCGAATCATATACTCCTAATACTGTTTGGAGTGAGACAAAGGGTTCGGGCGATCTTGTTGTACTAGATGGTAATGCTGCTGGTGCATCTTATGTTGTTATTTCTAAAGATCCATTTGCAAATGGTAATGTTACGGTATTAGAAAGTAATACTGCATTTGATATGCCAATTGAAATGTCAATTGGCCTTCATATGTCTCAGAGAACACTCGGCCAAGACATAGGTATTGAATTGACTAGTACAGAAATACCAAATGCTATTCCGGCTGATCTTTCTATATCTTCTATTACTCAATCGACTACTACTTTAACAGTTACAACTGTTAATCCGCATGGTCTTGTTCCGGGTAAAAGAATTGGTATATCTGGGGTATCTGACAGTCGTTTTAATTATCCGTCTCTTGTTGTCGCTACCATTGTAACACCAACTCAATTTACGGCTACTGCCGGCCCAGGCGGCACAATTCAATCTATTAATGCCGGACCAATTAATAATAGCGGCGTAGTATTTTATCGGCCAGCCATGGGTGAATACCCGAATGGCACTTCTATGTTATTTGAAAATGCTACAGCAACAAATGCGTCAATTTATGTAAAAGGTAACAATGGAGATTCCCTTCCATCTGGTACTGCTACTACAAATCATAGTATTACAGTTGGTACGACGGCTTCTGTGGCTTCTATTTCGGCTCTAGGCACATATGCATTTGTTCCAACAACAGAGTTTAGAGCAAACATACAAGCAGACAGAGTCCAATGGTACGATAGTGCTATCGATACTGTTAGCGGCACATCAAACCGTATCTTAAGAACGCAAGTTGTTCCAGATCCGACAAAACAATATAAAGTAAGATTTAGATGTTTTAATAACAAATCATTAACTGTTCCTGTTGCTCAAATTGTATCAGTAACAAAATCTGGTTCAACTACATGGACGGTTAACACTGCAGCTGCGCACGGTCTTACAACTGGAGATTACGTAACAATTTATGGTGTAAGAGATCAAACCAATTTTCCAAATATTACATCTCAAACGGTTGTTGCTTCTACACCATCATCTACGCAATTTACAATTGTAAGTACAACTGGGACCGCAACAAGCTATGGCGGTTATGTTTCTCGCATTCAAGGAGGTAACTTACAACCTGGTGTTACTACTGTAGTTATTCAATCTGCTGCTGTTGATGCTACTACACTTACTTTGGTTGGCAATGCCACATGGGCTTTTGCAATCGGCGATTATGTAAATGTGTATGGTTGCAGAAACAATACTGATGGTACTTCAATGGGTGTAGATGGTGTATATCGTGTAAGAAACCTGGTCACAACAACTTTAGTTCTTGAACCCATTGGATCTACAGTGTTGCCGGCAACCTTCGGCACTACAAACTGCGGCGGTGGAGTAATTAGAAGAACTGACTTGCGCATTTCATTTGTTCGGGTATTTGATTTTACACGCCAACGCGTTGAAATGTTATCTAGACCGGCCGGTGATATTGCATCTTCATTTGGCGTTCAAGTCCAGTCTACTCCTAACGGGGTTACGCAAGGCGGCACCTGGGCTATTAATGGTACGCTAGGTAGTAATCCAACAGTTACATTAGTTTATGATTCACAACATAATATTTGGGCAAATTCGATTAGAAGGGCAGTAACATAATATGAATAAATATATTGATCCAAATGGCGAATTGTGCGAAGCTTTTTGCACAGAAGGACCTTCTATTATTAATACAATGAATGGTGAAACCGCTGCACAACCCGGCGACTGGATTGTTCGTAGAGTAATTACGGGTGAAACTCTTGTATTTGATAATGAAACATTTTGTAAATATTTCACTAAAGGTGAATGATAATGGCAACTACAATAAATTTTAAAGATTATTTTGACTTACCTGTTTGGAGACCGGAAGCCCCTCCTTTGGCTTCGGTTACAGCAGGAATGTGTCTTGCCTGGGACAATAGAAATACTTTAGCGGGATCGCCGTATCTTTATTTTCTTCGTTCAACCACTGCATTGGATGTATATGACCCAATGAATGGCGACTGGATGGCCTTAGCGTCTCCTGGTTTGGCCGGTTCTGTAGCAGCCGGGTCTGCTATAGTATTGCATCCTTCTCAAGGACCTTCTGGCACAATTTCTGGAACAGGCGCTAATACAACGTCGTTTGCATTAACAACTGCACTTCCGGCCGCTGTTGGTATTAATCAATTAGCCAATCGAGGAGACAGTCTTGGATTTCTTGTTCGTGTTGTAAGTACAAGTGCCGGCAAAACTGAAATTCGGAGAGTTGTTGCATGTACGTCCGGTACTACGCCGCGGCTGTGGTTAGACAGCCCATTAACATTTACACCGACCGGAACTGATACGTATGAGTTCCGGTCGGGCCGAGTGTATATGTTAGCAGCCGGAACGACAGCCGCCGGGTTTTGGAAACATTATGATATACTTACAAATAGTTATTCTGGTAACTTATCTACAACAAACTTACCATCAACTATTGGCACTGATAGTATTGCTATGGTATTGGCTGAAGCTTATGTTCCCTATAATAGAAGCCCAGGAGAAGGTTTTATTTCCGGTGGGGCCACAAATTCTGATAATTTAAACTGTATTCAAGCCACCGCAGCTACCAGTACGTCTATCACTGCTAGTGGTATTCCAACTGATATACAAGCTGATGAATATAGAAACTTTCAAGTAAGAATCGTCGAGGATACGGTGACACCAACTTCAGTTGGCCAAAGACGTAGAATTTCTACGCACACTTCCGGTAGTACTGCAGTATTTACTGTTGCATCGTGGGCTGTTACACCTTCATCGTCAGCTAAGTTTGTGGTAGAAAATGATAATGATAAGATTTTACTACGAACATCAGCATCTACTTCGATATTTACGTATAATATTACAGCCAACACATGGGACACGACAACTTTTGCTGCCGGCGGCTCAGCGCCGGGTGCGGGTATGATGTTTCAACAAGGATTTGGTTATACAAGAGATGTTGGAGTTAATGCTAGACATTCTCATGTGTTTGCATTTCGCGGATCTGGTACTAATACACTAGATATATTTGATATTGCAGGCGCTGCTACTGGTGCCTGGACAACCGGAGTTGTGTATGGTAAACAGGCTCAGACATTTACAACTGGAACATGCGGTGCATATGATCCAGCTACAAGAGAAGGCCGCTTTATGCATATCAACATTAATGGCACTCAGAGATTTGCAAAATTTGATTTAAAAAATCGTGTGCTCGACGCGGGTTCATATTTTAGATTTTCACAGTCCACAGCCATTGTTGGACAGAAGTTAGCATGCGGTTTATTTGTAGATGGTAATACCAAGGCAAACTTTGTATATGCTCTAAACAATACTCAACAATATATGCATTCGTTGGTTATTCAGTAAAGGTTATTCATGAATTTTCCTACAAATCCATCACTTAATGATACTTATTCTTTTGGTGGAAGAACTTGGCAATGGAATGGAAGCGGTTGGAAGCTTTTAAAAGCTTCTAATACTTCTATTACAGCAAATTCTCTTTTGCAAAGTATTAAATCAGTAGATGGTATTGGTTCTGGCCTAGATGCTGATTTATTAGAAGGCCAACACGGTTCATATTACCTCGATTTAACAAATGCAACAGGAATATTAGCTGCTAATCAGGTTCCGGTAATAGGTCCTAGTAAACTAGAATCAAATACATATACTATTAATATTACCGGAAACGTAACTGGCAACTTAACTGGTAACTGGGCCGGTTATAGTGTAAGTGATCATGCTGCAGCCGCACGCGCGCAACGTAATATTACAGGCGGTGGTACGATTACAGTAAGCGCTCTTGGTGATATTAGTTGGTCATCCCGTTTTATTGTTATTTCTAACGGTAGAGGTGCAGTATTTGCACCCGGCAGCGGTTATTATGATATTATACTACCAACCGCCGGTACTGTTATTCAAGGTGTGGGCGGTGCTTCAAACGTAACAGTATCTGCTAGTGGTATTAACTTAGCTGCATGGCACGCGCTTTATTATATTTTACCTCTTAGCGCTGGGAGCACATCGGTTCCTGGCAATTTCAGAGTTGTAAACTATACAACGGATGTGGTTATTCCCCCAGAATGGGTTCTTATTGCGTTGCATAATGGTGATAATAATATCCGTTATTTCCACAGCGGTATTAAACTCGGCGGCGACCAATCTCTTAACTTAAGTACTCATGATGCCAGAAACGCAGATTTGCTTGACGGCCAACAGGGCGCTTTTTATACAAACGCATCAAATTTATCAACAGGAACTGTTAATACTGCTAGATTAGGATCTGGAACAGCTAATACTACAACCTGGTTAAGAGGTGATGGCAGCTGGCAAACTGGACCTTTAGGTTTCACCGGGTCTCAAGGACCAACTGGACCTCAGGGCACAACCGGGTTTACTGGTAGCCAAGGCGCAACCGGGCCAACTGGACCAACTGGACCACAAGGTCCTACTGGATTCACTGGCAGTCAAGGTGCAACTGGGCCTACAGGACCCACTGGCCCACAAGGTCCAATTGGATTCACAGGGTCTCAAGGTGCAACTGGGCCTACAGGACCCACTGGCCCACAAGGTCCTACTGGATTTACTGGATCTGTTGGTGATAAAGGTGGTGTAAGATACGCCTTTACCACTACCACGACAGATGCTGATCCTGGCAATGGAACAATTGCTTATAATAATGCCACGATTGGATCTGTAACACAAATCTTTATTGATAACCTTGATGCCGCGGGTGTTACTCAAACTGCTTGGTATGATACTTGGGATGATAGTACAAATACGATCCGCGGACAACTAACAATTATTGGTAACCTTGCAGGTAGTACAGTTGTTAATGTCTTCAATGTCACCGGCGCGGTTACCGCTGCTGCGGGTTATTATAAAATACCTGTTGCATATGTTTCAGGTTCATTACCTACAAATGCCACAGCAATTGCAATTAATTTCTCAAGAGCTGGCAATTTAGGTTTTACTGGATCTGCTGGTACTAACGGTCCAACTGGTCCGACAGGTCCTACTGGTCCACAGGGTACAACTGGATTTACTGGATCCCAAGGTGCCACCGGCCCAACCGGACCGACGGGTCCACAGGGTACAACCGGTTTCACTGGATCTCAAGGTGCAACTGGCCCAACCGGACCGACAGGTCCTAATGGACCTCAAGGCACAACTGGATTTACTGGTAGCCAAGGTGCTACTGGTCCAACTGGTCCTACAGGGCCACAAGGACCTATTGGTTTCACTGGTAGCCAAGGTGATAAAGGTGGTGTAAGATACGCGTTTAGTACTACAACTACAGATGCTGATCCTGGAAATGGAACACTCCAATATAATAATGCCACGATCGCATCTGTCACACAAATCTTTATCGATAACCTTGACGCCGCTGGCGTCACACAGACTACTTGGTATGATACTTGGGATGATAGCACAAATACGATCCGTGGTCAGTTAACAATCGTTGGTAATTTGGCAGGCAGTACAGTTGTTAATGTCTTTAATGTAAATGGAACCGTTACCGCGGCCGCAGGTTATTACAAAATTCCAGTTGCATATGTTTCTGGCTCGTTACCCACAAACGCAGCGGCTTTAGTAGTTAATTTTTCACGTACCGGTAACCTTGGATTTACTGGTAGCCAAGGTGCTACTGGTCCAACAGGACCCACGGGACCTACTGGACCACAAGGAACTACTGGATTTACTGGATCCCAAGGTGCTACTGGGCCTACCGGTCCGACAGGCCCACAAGGTACTACAGGATTTACTGGATCTGCTGGCACAGCGGGTCCGACTGGTCCAACCGGCCCACAAGGACCAACCGGTTTTACAGGATCTGGATATGGTACATCCGCTAACGTCCAAATGGGATCACTTGGTGTTGGTACTCCTGCATCTGGTACAACCGGTGAAATTCGTGCAACAAATAACATTACTGCGTACTATTCTGATGACCGTCTAAAAAATCGTATAAGTAATATTGATAATGCTGTTGAAAAAGTTCTTTCTTTAAATGGTTTTTATTATGAAGCCAATGAAATAGCTCAAGCACTTGGATATGAAAAGAAAAAAGAAGTTGGGGTATCAGCTCAAGAAGTGCAAAATGTACTTCCAGAAATTGTTGTTCCTGCGCCGATTGATGAAAAATACTTGACGGTTCGATATGAAAAAATAATTCCTCTTCTCATTGAGGCTATTAAAGAACAACAAATTCAAATAGATACATTACAAGCCCAAGTAATAGCATTATTGAATGAATAAATACCTTGTAAAAAATTAAGGGAAACATAGTAAATGCCATTAGATTTTCCGGCCTCTCCTACGAACGGTCAGACATATACGTCTGCTGGTATCACATGGACATATAGTTCTGCTTATGGAACATGGGATGTTTCGTCGGCAGGTCCTTCTGGCCCAACGGGTTTCACCGGTTCTGCTGGACCAGCCGGTCCAGCCGGTCCTACTGGATTTACTGGATCTCAAGGTGATAAAGGCGGTGTAAGATACGCGTTTAGTACTACAACCACAGATGCCGATCCTGGAGCCGGGGTTTTAGCCTATAATAATGCCACAATTGGTTCAGTAACACAAATCTTTATTGACAATGTTGATGCCGCTAGTGTTACTCAGACCGCATGGTATGATACATGGGATGATAGTACAAACACGGTTCGTGGTCAGTTAACAATTGTAGGAAACTTGGCCGGTAGTACTGTTGTTAACGTTTTTAACGTAACAGGTGCAGTGACTGCGGCCGCAGGTTATTACAAAATTCCAGTTGCATATGTTTCTGGTTCGCTACCCACAAACGCAACAGCACTTGCAATTAACTTTTCGCGCGCTGGTAATCTTGGATTCACAGGATCTGCTGGTACAAACGGGCCAACCGGTCCTACTGGATTCACAGGATCCGCTGGTACTAATGGCCCTACTGGTCCTACTGGATTTACAGGATCACAAGGGGCAACCGGTTTTACAGGATCTGGATATGGTACAAGTGCCAACGTTCAGATGGGTTCTCTTGGTGTCGGCACGCCAGCTTCAGGCACAACTGGTGAAATTCGTGCAACAAATAATATCACCGCGTATTATTCTTCCGACCGAAAGTTCAAAGAAAATATCAAGCCTATTGAAAACGCTCTTGATAAAGTAGTTGCAATTGGCGGTCAAACATTCGATTGGTCTAAAGAATATCTAGATGCTCATGGCGGTGCTGATGGTTACTTTGTTACATCATCAGACTTCGGCGTTATTGCGCAGGATGTGGAAAGCGTTTTCCCATTAGCTGTCAGAAAAAGAAACGATGGAACTCTTGCTGTCGACTATGAAAAGCTTTGTGCGCTGGCATTCCAAGCTATTAAAGAACAGCAAGACCATATAAATATGTTAAATGAAAGAATTAACACTCTGGAGACAAAGTTATGAAAAAGACTTCAATTTTAGCACTAGTACTTGGTGCAATGGTGCTTGCTGGTTGTGAAGCAGAACCTACACCTCCAACTGCACCTCCTGGTGCGGGCGATTGCACTGATTGTTCTGGCGCTATTACTGATGGCGGGCCAGGTCAAGTTCCACCGCGTCAGGTGAGTGAAAATAGCTAATGCCATTACAGACTACCGGTGCTATATCTTTAAACGACGTCCAAACTGAATTTGGCGGGGGCAATCCAATCAGCATCAATGAATATTATGCCGGTGGAGCTTCTGTGCCATCTGGTACAAGCGGCACAAATGGTGCAGTTCCTACCAGTGGCCAAATCAGTCTTTCTAGTTTTTATGGCACCGGTATTACTGTATCTATTACAGATCTAACTATTTCTGATATGGGTTCTGGCACCCAATACGGATATTACTTTATTACACCGGGCGGGAAAATTCAATATTCTACACAAGCTGGTGGAACCAGTCCTATAGATCATGAAACATGGGTTGCCAGTAATACCGCTGGGAGTCTTTTTGACGTAAGAGTCACAGTTACTTCTGGTTCGCTATCCGGAAATTCTACCGGCGTTTGGTTAGCAATGTCCGGAGGTATCCGCAGTTGGTTTAATCAAACCGGGTTTAGCGGCGACACTCAATATACTACGTTTACTGTAGATCTTCGTAGAACCGGGAATACTACTATTCTAGATACGGCTACTATTACAATCGATCTCAATGAATTATAATATTTAAAGCGAGTTTTTACTATGAATCAAGTTTGGCAATTTTGGCATGCTCAATTAAACGATGACCTAATCAATAATATCATTAATGTAGGAGAACAATATCCTATTGCCAATGCTGGCCTGGGATTTGATGGATCTACATCAAATGATAATATGCGAAAGAGTGAGATTCGTTGGATTAATCCAAACGATTATCAAAGCAAGTTTATCGTCGATATGCTCTGGTATTTTGCCAGAGAGGCAAATCGAAATGCATTCGGATTTAGCGTAGATTACTTGCCAGACATTCAGTTTACAAAGTACTCGGCCGACGAAAATGGCAAGTATGATTGGCATTGTGACACGTTCTGGGCAAATCCTTCGGCATATGATCGTAAGATCTCTTTGGTGATTCAGTTAACTGATCCATCTGAATACGAAGGCGGGGACTTTCAATTGGATCCGCAATATCCAGCTCTTCCTTCTACAATTCGTGATAAGGGATCGGTACTTGCTTTCCCATCATTTTTAAATCATAGAGTCACTCCTGTGACTCATGGTGTTCGTAGGTCTCTGGTATCGTGGGTTCAAGGTCCAAAGTTTAGATAAATAAATAGAATCAAAACTAGGATGTCGAGATGGCTACACCAACAACTAAAGCTGAATTTAAAGAGTACTGCCTACGTAAGTTAGGTAAGCCGGTTATCGAAATCAACGTTGACGACGATCAAGTAGACGATCGTATTGATGAAGCAATTCGTTATTGGTACGACTATCACTTTGATGGTTCAGATAGAGTATACTATAAACATCAAGTCACAGAAACTGATGTTGCAAACAAGTACATTACTCTTCCAGAGAATATCATCGGTGCTGTTCGTATTTTCCAGATTGGCGATCCATCGATTCGTGCCGACGATCTTTTCAACATTCGTTATCAGATTGCTCTGAACGACCTCTATACATTGACAAACGTTTCTCTCGTTCCTTACTATATGGTAATGGAACATCTTGCGCTTGTGACAGAACTTCTTGTCGGCCAACAACCAATTCGCTACGCGCGTCACAAGGATAGACTTCATATTGATATGGACTGGAATACAGTTCCTGTTGGATCGTATCTTCTCGTCGATGCATACGAAGTTGTGAATCCAGAGACATGGACAGACGCATGGAATGATCGCTGGCTTCAGAACTACGCTACTGCTCTGATCAAGAGACAGTGGGGTTCAAATCTTACCAAGTTTACTGGCATGCAACTTCCTGGTGATCGGATAAGATCTTGACTACTAATTTCTATTTCAATAATTTTAGTAATAGCCAAGAACAGCTTTTGATAGAAGATCTCGTAATGGAGTCTATCAAGGTCTATGGCCATGATCTTTATTATTGTCCTAGAACACTTGTAGCAAAAGATGATATCTACGGAGAAGATACTCTTTCCGAATATAAGACTGCTTACTTCATCGACATGTACATCAAGAATGTCGATAGTTACGAAGGCGATGGAAACTTCTTATCCAAGTTCAACTTAGAGATTCGAGACCAGATGACTTTAACAGTCTCTGTTCGCAACTTCATGAACGAGGTCGGAAGTCTAGAAAATATTGAAAGACCAAGAGAAGGAGATCTGATCTACATTCCGATGCTAGATCGCCTCTGGGTCATCAAGTACGTAAACAAAAATGCTGTATTTTACCAGATGGGTGCAATTCAAATGTACGATCTGGTGTGTGAAATGTTTGAATATAGTTCAGAGAAATTTAGCACCGGCATTGAAGCAATCGATAGTATCGAGAAAGATCTTTCTCTCGCCTCTACAGATTATGCTCTTCTTACGCAAAATGGATTCATTATTACTGACCAAGACGGATATCAGATTGTTCAGAGTGGCTATACCATTCTCAGAGGGAGCAGTATAATGTTCGGTCGTACATGGAACCATGATACTCTCAGAAAGTATGTCATACTTTTCGGAACACTTTTTAATAACATCTGGATTACACGCGACAACGCATCTGGTGAATCGATTCAGACTCTAAAAGTTCCTCTCTCGTATGGTCCAAAAGAAAAATTTCTAGCAAGACTTGAAGCCAACCCAGGACTTTCAAATAAAGTCGGTGTTGTTCTTCCACGTATTTCATTCGAGATGACATCGTTTCAGTATGACTCCGAGAGAAAACTGAATACGCTGAATCGATACTATAAGCAACCAACAAACAACGGCACAGATGATCGTATTGCTTATCAGTACATGCCAGTTCCGTATAACATCACATTTCAAATGTCAATCATGGTCAAGAACGCCGAGGATGGAACTCGTATCATCGAGCAGATTCTTCCTTTCTTCACCCCAGAATGGACGGCTTCTGTAAATTTGATTCCCGACGTTGATGCCGTGATGGACATCCCGATTATTCTAAATGATGTTAATGTAAGTGATACTTACGAAGGACGTTTTGAAGAAAGACGTACTATTATTTGGGATTTGACCTTTACAATGAAAGCATACATCTTCGGACCAACTAAGAAGTCGGGTCTGATCAAGTTTGCTCAGGCAAATATGAGACTGACAGATTCACCTACTACAGCGAATGCATTTACTACTGCAAATACTGTAGTGGTTACTGCAAAGCCAGGACTTACTGCACAAGGTGAGCCTACAAGTAATGCAGCTCTATCAATTGATTATTTAGAGATCAAATCAACTGATGATTATGGATTCATTAATGACTTTATAGAGAATATCTAATGAGTAATATCGATAAATTTACTGGCTCAAACTCAAATCTGCCAGCAGTAATTGAAAAGAAAGCTACCACACAGACCGAGGCAGATTTTGAATATGCCCGTGAAAACATGATGGAAGTAATCAACAAAGGCCAAGAGGCACTCTTTGATCTCATGGACGTGGCTCGACAGAGTCAGCATCCAAGAGCCTATGAAGTTCTTGCTACTATGATGAACACCATGGTGAGTGCAAGCAAAGACCTGCTGGATCTTCAAGCAAAGAAGAAAAAGATTCTAGAAGCCGATCCTGAAGCTTCTCCACAGCAAGTTACAAACAATCTTTTTGTCGGATCAACTGCTGATCTACAGAAGATGATATCAAACATTAAAGGTGATTCTACCTAATGTTTGACTCTATGAAGAAAATGTTTGATAAGGGTTATAATGGCAACCCGCTTCTCAAGAAAGCTCGTCGTAAGATCGAGTGGACGCCTGAGATGGTGGAAGAATATATTAAGTGTGCACAAGATCCCATCTACTTTGCTGAAAAGTACATTCAGATTGTACACGTTGATCATGGCTTGATCCCAATCAAGTTATACGATTATCAAAAAGAAATTGTTACTAAGTTAACTAACAACCGCCGAGTCACTGTTGTTACATCTCGCCAGGCTGGTAAGACGACAACCGCCGCGGCTATTATTCTTCACTATATTCTGTTCAACGACCATAAAACAGTTGCTCTTCTTGCTAACAAGGGTGATGCGGCTCGTGAAATTCTAGACAGAATCAAACTGTCTTATGAATCTCTGCCAGAGTGGCTGCAGCAGGGTGTGGTTGAATGGAACAAAGGTTCGATCGAACTTGAGAATGGCTGTAAGGTTATTGCTGCTGCAACCTCATCCTCTGCCATTCGTGGTAAGTCGATCTCGCTGCTATACATCGACGAAGCTGCATTCGTTGAAAACTGGGATGAGTTCTTTGCATCGGTTTTCCCTACAATTTCAT